TCGATTGTCATTTGCCGGATTCGTTCCTCTAAGCGTCCGATTTCTCTATCTTGTTCCCTGATGATTTCTTCTTTTTCGCGAATTAAGGCAAGGAGAGAGGAGAGTTCCGGGGTTTGGGGCTTGTTTGAGGCTGGTGTATCCGTATGAAACATTTCTCCTTCACCCATAATAACCCATTCTATATTAATATTTGGGGATGATAATTTCATACGACGAAGTAGGTCGATAGATAATTTCTTCCTCCCGGATTTTATATCGCTAATCCCTGCTTTATTAGTTTGTAAATTGGCTGCAACTTGTACATAGTCGGCAATCACACCTTTAGACTTCAATTCGTCGATTATGCTTATAAATCTGAGATTTTCATTCATATTTGCTTCTAAGCATGAAAAATTACACTAAATCGTTTTGAAGTATGGGATATTCATGCTATCTTTGTGACGTGTTCAAAAAAGAACACCGCGCCAAAGATACAAAAAAGGCGTGTGATTAGCGATTTTTAAGTATAAGATTATGAAAGAGACATTATTGATGAAAGTAGATCCCAAGACGCTGGATAACCTGATGAACGAATTAACCAGTGCCATTATTCAGATGAAAGATGTAGAACCAGTGCAGAATACAAGATTTAAAGATGAGGTCTATACAATGTGTGTATGTTTTCAAGCAGAGCTGCTGCAGACCATTCGGAACGTGGAATTAAAGAATCAATCAAGTAAAGATACTCAGGATAACCCAGCGTGACGACCCGGAAGGCGTTAAGAGACGGGTGACGGTGTGGAAAGACACACGGGAGTGCATGGTTCTTGCGCCGGGGTTCGATTCCCCGGACTCCCTCCAATATTAATCATTAAAATAAGTGAGATATGAACAAGAGGTACATTCACATTACGAAAGCTGACCGCGACTTTATCGCAAAGGCGCTCAACGTGACAGAGAAGACTGTTTATAACGCTATCCGGTTTGATGACCGTCGTGGCAACTCCGAACTTTCTGCAAAGATCCGTAAGTTGGCCATGGATCGTGGCGGTATTGTGATGGTTGTTATTCCGGAGGTGGAGGTTTTTCACGACTATGACAAAGTATCCCGCCTATATTGCCCCAATGGTGCTCTGATAGAGCTTGACCGTAAGGATGGTAGCGGCCAGGTAATATTCAAAGGAGAAACTGTGAAGACTTACGAGCATGTAATGGTTTCGGAAATTGACCACATAAAAGCGTTTGCATCTGCATTAAGATAGGAGGCGGCTATGTTGGTGTATTACGGTAACATACAGTGTATTTCTGCACGCGAACTTATAGATGGCGGCTATATCACCGAATCCTGTTATAGGAACTGGGTGAACCGTGGTCGTATCAAGGTAGTGCGCCGTGGTGGAGGTGCTGCTGGAAATTGCGCGTTGGTCGCCCTCAATAGTCTGCCTACCGAGTGTCTGGAACGGGTGAAGGAAGACAACCCCGGTGGAACAGAGCAGGCACTTCGCCACTGGATACTATCAAACTATGTACTGGATCAGGCTGCAGTAGCCTATTTTTTGGATTGGGCCTCTCATTCTTCCAGCAACAGAGCTACAGACGAACTTGCCCGGAAATATGCGGTGAATGCTTCAGTTCTGAATACTTGTATCAAGCTTTATAACAGAAGCAACGATTACCGCAAACTGATGGGTGAAAAATATAACTGGGACATGATGGCCACTACCATCGAGACCTTACGCGAAGACTTTGGTCATGATCTTCCTGCCAGTACCCTGCGTTTCCGCAAGAAAGTGAACGAATACAAGCAGTACGGTTACGAATGTCTGATAACCGGAAAATTCGGCAACCAGAACAAGCGGAAGGTAACTCACATGGACGAACGCCTGGTGATGAGTTTGAAAGTACTTCCCAACCAACCATACGGCAGTGATGTGCATGAAATGTATCTGTCGTTTGTATGCGGTGAACTGGAAGTATGGGATCTGGAAACAGGAGAGATATTCAATCCGGAAAACTTTACGGATAAGAACGGGGAACCGAAAGAACTGAGCGAAAGCACTATCCGGAACATACTGAACAACCCGGCAAGCCAGCTGCTGATAGAAAAAGCCTTGCGTGGACGTATGGAATTCTATCATGAGCAAATGCCGCACATGCACCGCCATGGTGGTAAGTTCTCCCTGTCACAAATAACGATGGATGACGTGGATTTGCCGCGTCGGATGAAAGGCGGCGAGTATGTGCATGCCTATTATGCTTATGATGTGGTGAGCCAGTGCCGTATCGGGCTGGCCTACGGGCGGGATAAGGATGATGCCTTGGTAGTGGACTGTTTTCGTGATATGTTCCGGCTCATCGAACGCAACGGATGGGGTATTCCAGCCGGTATTGAGGTGGAGCAGCACTTGATGAGCAAGTATAAAGAAGGATTCCTGAAGGCAGGTGAGGTATTTAAGTTTGTGCATTTCTGTGCCCCACAGAACTCACAGGAGAAATATGCTGAAGCTCTGAACGGTGCGTTCAAGACAACCATAGCACATAAGAACCATGAAGCCATTGGCCGCTGGCATAACAAAGGTGCACGGCGGGTGGACCAGAAGAAAGTGAGTGACAGCAGCAACCACACCTGGGAAGACAGAAAGTATTATACGTTTGAAGAGCTTGTGGCGGACGACCGGCGCGATTGTGAAGAATGGAACAATACGCTTCACCCCAATCAAAAGAAATATCCCGGAATGACCCGTTGGGATGTGCTCGTAGCCAAAATCAATCCGACCCTTCGACCGCTTGATAAACTGACCTTGAGCAGATATATCGGAGAAAAGGTAGATACCAGTATTCGTAGAAATTCCACAGTACGTGTGGCAAATGCGGACTGGTGGCTGAGCGGTCCGGAAGTGCTGGAGCAGCTGGAACCAAACAACCGCAAGGTGACGGCTTACTATCTGCCGGATGAAGAGGGCAAGCCTACGGATGTCTTCCTGTACCAGAACGACCGCTACCTTGACAAGGTTCGTCCGGTAGTGACTTACAACCGGGTGATGGCAGAACAGACCGAAGAAGACCGGGTAGCCTATACAGAGCAAAACAAAGTTCTGAGTCATTTCAGCAAATACCTCAATGACCACGCCATCGGAAAGGTGGGAACCGGTACACCGGATCAGCCAACGGATGACCCGGAAGAGGAACTGGAACTTCCCCCGGTGGAACTATCCGATGATTTGCCAGCCGAATTGTCGGCAGATCCGGAATCAGATTATGAATGGCACTCCGGAATAAGCGAGGCAATGAGGGCCATCAGTGACATGTAAGAATAGAATTAGAACAACATTAAAACAGCGTTAGAATTATGATTACAGAAGCGCAAAAACAGAAGATTTTAGCAGCGATAGCCGCCAACCGTGCGAACTATCCCAGTGATGCCAAGCATGCTGCCTCTTTAGCCATCAGTACATCTGTGTACAGTGCAATCAAGAACGGACAGACAGACAAAGCCCTGAGCGATGCCAACTGGATAAGCATTGCCCGCAAATTAGGGGTGAACCTCCGTGGTGAAATGGAATGGAAAGCAGCCAAGACCCCGACCTTTGAATATATAACTGCCCAGCTGGAGTTCTCACAGCAGTCCAGTCTGTCGGGCATCTTGTGCGACATGCCCAATATCGGCAAGACTTTCACGGCACGTTATTATGTGCAAAGCCACAAGAATGCCGTTTATATCGACTGCTCGCAGGTAAAGACAAAATTGAAGTTGGTACGCAAGATTGCTGCAGAGTTTGGTGTGGACAGCAAGGGGAAGTATTCTGATGTGTATGAAGACCTGGTATATTACCTCCGTTCGATGGAAACCCCGCTTATCATCCTCGATGAAGCAGGCGACCTGCAGTATGAAGCTTTCCTGGAACTGAAGGCCTTATGGAATGCCACTGAGCGCTGCTGCGCCTGGTATATGATGGGGGCAGACGGATTGAAAGAGAAAATCAACCGGTCCATAGAATGTAAGAAGGTGGGCTATACCGAAATGTTGAGCCGTTATGGTGACCGGTACAGCAAGGTGACTCCGGATGATGGAAAGGAGCGCGAACAGTTCTTGAACAACCAGGCACGTATTGTAGCCAAGGTAAATGCTCCTGCGGGGGCTGATATAGCCCAGATTGTACGGAAGACATGCGGTGGTTTGAGAAGAGTCTATACCGAGATTGAGAAACTTAAAATGACAGCGGAATAATGAAGCGTGCGTACAGTCCGAAGGAAATAGCCGCCAAGAAATGGGTTACTCTGCCGTGGGATGAGAAATGGAGCAAACCTTTCGGGTTCCCGGCAGAGAACGCTTCGTGGTTCATCAGCGGTGCCAGTGCCAGTGGGAAAAGCAGCTTTGTGATGCAACTTGGAAAGGAACTGTGCAACTATGGGACGGTGCTGTACATGAGTTACGAAGAGAAAATCAACCAAAGCTTCCAACGGCGTATGGGTTATCTGAAGATGAATGAGGTGCAGGGTAAATTTCGTGTGGTGACAGAAGGCAGTCTGGAGGAAGTGATTGCCAGACTGAAAAAACCGAAAAGCCCGAAGTTTATCATCATCGATTCCTTTCAGGTGGCCGGATGGGATTATCCGCAGGCTGTGGAACTGATGGAAACCTTTCCGAAGAAATGTTTCATCTGGATCAGCCAGGAAAAGAAAAGCCAGCCGATGGGTGGCGGTGCAGTAAGATTGAAATATATCTGTGATATGAAGATTCGGGTGGTCGGTTATAAAGCTTATTGTCAAGGACGCGCCATTGGAGACCCGGGAAGCTATTATGTGGTATGGGAAGACGGAATCATTCAAACAAGTAATAATTTACCAAAATGATTATGGATAATAACGAGAAGGCTTTTGAAAGCTACACCGGAACTGAAGTGTTCCAGATACTGCTGGACGGAAATTCCAGCCGGTCCGTATTGGATGACTGGCTGGAGCGAAACATCCAAAGCGACTTAAAAGTGAGAAGAGCGAAAATGCCCGGTCATGTCGTAATAGAAACGGGTGATGTCTTGTTTGCACGTAATGTGCTGATATGGAATCCAAGTTGTAAAGTCAACATCAAAAAGAAGTGATATGGAAAAAGACAAAGTTTACATCAGTGGGGCAATAGCCCACTACAATATCGATGAGCGCAAAGGTGCGTTCCTCGATGCTGAAAACAGATTGCGTGCTATGGGGTTCAATCCGGTGAATCCATTTAAAAACGGACTTCCGGATGAAGCGCACTGGAGAGAGCACATGCGGGCGGATATACGCCTGTTGCTGGATTGTGAGTATATCTATATGCTGAAGGACTGGGAACTGAGCAAAGGTGCTAAACTGGAGCTTGATGTAGCCAGTTCGTGTGGCATTAAAGTATTGTTTGAATAACCTTTTAATAGTGAATATATGGAAGAAAAACAGAAAGTTCAGGTCGTATTTGAATTTGACCGTTCCGAGTATGACGCGTATCTCTTTTTGATGAATCAAAAGAAGACGGAAGAGGTAGAGCAAATATGGGACACCATGAGCGGTGAGCCTGTGGTTGCGGATATTGATTTGCTTGAAGAGGATAGCCAGTCTGTAAAACTTATGATGATAAGTTTGGCAATTCTTTCAGTGGAGAAAAAAGTGAAAGGATGATATGGCACAGGAAGTGACAAATTTCGCCCGGTTCTACGCACTGTTCAACAAGCTGCCCTGTACAGGAGACCGGGAAGAATTCAAGAAAAGCATTGTGCTGCAGTACACGTGGAACCGGACGGACAGTCTGAAGGAAATGACAGCCAAGGAGTATGAAGCCTGTTGTATGGCTCTGAAGAAACTGAGCGGACAAGAC